CTTTAAATAGTTTAACAGATGTAAGTGTTGGTTCAGTGATTAACGGACAAGTATTAAAATTTGATACTTTAAGTGGTTGGATACCAGGGGATAATGAAACAATTACTTTAGCAACATTAAAAACAGAAGTCGCGGCAAGTACCGATTTTGCTGATTTTAAAACAAGGATAGCGGCACTATAAATATGTGTACAATAGGAAACAACAATGGCGAATAGAATACCACTAATAGTTGACGTTTTAGATAGCAACAAAATTAAGGAATTACCAGTAGGTGATAACCTTGATTTAGGTGGTGCTGGCGTTACTAATGCTGGAACAATTAATGCTACAGACATCAGAATTAATAATGTTTCGTTTAACAATCCATTCAGTGGTGACTATAACGACTTAACAAATAAACCAGTTATTCCAACAGTACCAAATGCTATAAGTGCCTTTGCAAATGATGTTGGATATCTATCAGCAGGTACAACAACAGATCAAATTGCTGAAGGAACAAATAACTTATTCTATACCCTTGCTAGAGTTGATTCAAGAGTTAATGCACAAACAGGTGCAAATTTAAATCTAGGTCAAAAAATAATAAGTGACTTAAAAAATATTGAGGCTGTTACAGCAAATGATGATGGTAAAGTTTTATACTATGATCATCCATCTACTTCTTGGAAATGGAAAACAGATGCTGGTGGTGTAACAAAATTAACACAACTAAATGATGTTGATGCAGTAACTAGTGTTGATCATAACAAAATTTTATATTACGATCATGCTACTACATCATTTAAATGGAAATTAGATACAAGTTCATTTACATTTAGCGTTGGCGCTGATGATTCAACATTAAGAACTATTAGTTCAAATGAATCAGTTAAATTTGTTGGCGGTACTGGTATTACAACTGCTAGTGACACCGAAGGTAATATAACAATTACAGTTGGTAACATAGGAGATCTAGTAGATGTTGGTACAGCTGGAGCAACAAACGGTCAGGTATTAACATATAACTCAGGTGCAGGAACTTGGGGACCAGGAAACGTTGCGGCACCAACTAATATTGACGATTTAAATGATGTTGACACAACTACTACAGCTCCAGTTGATGACTATGTTTTAAGTTACAAAGATTCTACATCAAAATGGGAACCAAGACAATTAAACAATGTTGATGCGGCAACTGTTACTACAGTCGCTAACTCAACAGCGGCGGCACAATTTGTAACGTTTGTTGCTACAGGTGACAGTAATGGTCAACAACTAAGAACAGATGCTTCAATAACTTATAATCCTAATACAAATACATTAACAGCAACGTCAGTAACAGGAACGACTGTTAATGCTACTAATTTAAATGTATCAGGTTCAATTGCAAACGGTGTAAACGAAATTAACTTTACTGGTGATGTTAAAATAGCATCTTCTAAAGAAATTAGGTATTATGATACTGACAATTCACATTACATGGCATTTAAGGCTCCAGCTGATGTAACAGCAAGTAAAACATTTACTTGGCCAGATGGTGACGGAAGTGCAAACCAATTAATGCAAACAGACGGCAATGGAGTATTAAGTTGGGTAACACCGGCGGCTACAGGTGAATTAAATGAATTTTCATTTAAAACAATTGCAGTTTCAGGACAAAATAATGTTGTAGCAGAAACAACAACTGACACATTAACGTTTGTTGCAGGGACAAATGTAACATTAACAACTGATGACACAGCTGATAGTATTACAATTAATGCAACAGGTGGTGGTGGAACCCCAGGTGGTGTTGATGCACAAGTTCAATTTAATGATGGCGGCAGTACATTTGGTGGTGATGCAGGATTAGTATATAACAAAACAACTGACACATTAACTGGTATTAATGCTGTCTTTACAAAAGTAACAGCAGATGATATCGTAAGTTCAGGTGCAGGCGTACCGACTATTACTTCAGCAAGTAATTTAATATTAGATGCGGCTAATGCCGTTGTAGTACAAAAAGCACCTTTACGTATAGGTAGCTTTGATGCTGACGGTGTAGGAAATCTTGTAGGACAAGCTGGTGATGTAATTTATAACAGTTCAGCAAAACAATTAGTATTCCATGACGGAACAGCTTGGGTTTCAACTTCAGATCCATTTACATTTAGTATCGGTGCTGATGACTCAACTATGAGAGTTATTTCAACAAATGAAGGTATTAAGTTTAGTGGTGGAACTGGAATTGATACAACAAGTGATGCAGAAGGTAATATTACAATTAAATCATCAGGTCCTACTATAGAATATGATGTAACTGCTAACGGATCATCTGCATATAGATTTGCAGGACCAGGTATTGATGGAACTGTAGATAATCCCGATCTTACACTATACAAAGGATTTACATATATCTTTAACAATCTAGCAGGTGCAGGTCATCCATTTGAAATTAGAATTAGTAATGGCGGAGCGGCATTTACAGAAGGTGTTACAGGATCTACAACAGGAACACAAACTTTTATACCACAACATAACACAAGTGATAGTGCGTTAGTATATCAATGTACTAATCATGCGGCAATGGTTGGTAACTTAACTATAGTGTAAGGAGAAGCTATGAGTGAAAAACATTATGTTGTTTCTTTACACAAAGGCTTTGATAAAGAAGAAATAATTAACGACCTTAACCGTGATACAACGTTAGACTCTAACGTTGACAGTAACATAATCCCTGACAGAGAAGTACAAAATGTAAACACTAGACCTTCTAGTAAACGTATCTTTGAAGTTGCCTTAACAGACGAAGAAGTAGAAAAACTTAGAAAAGATCCTAGGATTGGTGATGTTAATACTCCTCTTGTATGGGACGATGACTGGATGGATTATGAACAAACTGCTGATTGGACTAGAGATTCTTTTACAACAACAAGAGGCAATTGGGGATTAGTAAGACAAGTTGATAAAACAAATCCTTGGGGTACTCTTGTTGCACAAGACTTATCAGCAGGAACAACTTATGATTATCATTTAGACGGTACTGGTGTTGATTATGTACACCAAGAAAATAAATTTCGATATACACACGAACAATGGCAGGATAGAAATGGTGTTAGTCGTTTAGTACCTTTTCAATGGAATACACTTCCAAATTGTAGTGGCATAGCTACTCAAGATTATACTAATACAACAGGATCAAGTTATCATGCAACGCATTGTGCCGGAACGGCAGTAGGAAAAGATTATGGTTGGGCTAAAAATGCCAATGTATACTGTTTAGATATGGATTCAGTTACTTCAAGTTATTGGTTTGATGCTATTAAAGAATTTCATAAAGCTAAAGCACCAGATCCAGTAACTGGAGTTAAAAGACCAACAGTAGTAAGTGCAAGTTGGGGCTATAAATCCTACTTTACTTCAATAGGAGATATTCAATTTAGAGGGGCTAGTGTAGGAAGTGTTAAAAGTGCTGACTACGGAATGATTGGTGACGGATTTGGTCGCTTTAATGCAAATCTTTATCAGCTTAATGTTGAAGTTGAAGAAATGCAAGATGAAGGTGTACACTACTTTAAAAGTGCCGGAAACCAATATCAAAAACTTTGTTATCCAACAGATATAGATTATGATAATTATATTAAAAGAACTGTAGATTCAGGAAATATTTCCGCAGGACAACCTGTATATTATAATAGAGGTGCAGGTAACATTGGACCTGATACAGTTGTTGTAGGTAACTTAGACAGTGAATTACATAATAATGACGAAGCTACAAATAATTCAAGTGATAAAGGACCTAGAGTTGATTTATGGGCGGCTGGTACAGATATAGTTAGTGCTACAAATACAAGTGATACAGCAGTATTAAATCTTAGTGGAACATCAATGGCTACACCACAAGTTGCTGGAATGAGTTGTTTATTACTACAATTAAATCCAGGTTGGACACCTGCACAATTACGTAAATGGTGGCAGGATAATGCTGTTAAAGATTTATTGTTTCAAGGTTCAACAGACGAAAATACACCATCTACTTTTTTCTCTAATAATAGAAGTTTAATGAATGGTCCGAATAGAATAGCTTATTTTCCGTTCGCGGCTCATAGGGCTATGACAACAAACGTGGGTATTGGTTAATGGCTGACGAAAAAGAATATAAAGTTATTACTAAAAAAGGTATTGATATTGCAGAAATAGAAGCTGAACTAGAAAGAGATACAACTAGTGATGCTACTGTTAGTGCAAATGTTCCAGATAGAACTGTTGATGTAGCTTATGCTAAAAAAGCCAACAATAGAATTACTTATTATATGCTAACTGATGCTGAAGCATCAGAACTATCAAAAGATCCACGAATATACGTAGTAGAAACAGAACCTGATCCAAAACTTGCTAAACACGAACCATACGAAATACAAACTGCACAGTTTGATAGGTCTACATCCAATGACCAAGATGCAAAAAACTGGGGTTTATATAGACATATAATTAAAGAATTTGATTCTGCTTCATCAAGTAACACATATTCAGCAGATTATACATATAGTTTAGACGGTACAGGTGTTGATATTGTTATTCAAGATGATGGGATTGAACCTTTTGGTCATCCTGAATGGGAAGATGCACAAGGTAATACAAGATTTGAACAAATAGATTGGTATGCGTCTACAGGTATTGCAGGAACTATGCCAGCAGGACATTATACTAATGGATTTTCAGATGGTAATAATGCAGGACAGCATGGAAGTCACGTAGCAGGTATTGCCGCAGGTAAAACATTTGGTTGGGCCAAGAATGCAAAAATTTATTCTTTAAGACATTATGGTGGATCTCCAAACCAAATCTCCGGTGCTGACAAATTTGATCTTATTAGAGTTTGGCACGAAAAGAAACCTATAGATCCCAATACAGGATTTAAACGTCCAACTATTGTAAATCAAAGTTGGGGTTGGAGTGCTGGGTATCCAAGTCCAATTACTCATGTCTTTTATAAAGGTGTAGATCAAAATATTACTGCACAATCTTTTAGTACTACTGCCTTTGCACAATACGGAATGGTAGCAACTAAATTTCCTTATGTAAATGCTTCAGAGGATGTTGAACAAGAACAATTAACAGATTCAGGTATAATTTGTGTTAAGGCGGCTGGTAATTATTACCATCCATGTGCAGGACCTAATGCACCTTATTATAGTGGTATCTATGATAGTTACTTTACATATAGCGGAGGCGATCTTCATTATAATCGTCCAAGTTCGCCACATAGTGATGATACTATATTTGTTGCAAATATGGATAGAGAACAATTCGGAACTGAAGAATATATAACAGAGAAAAGTGAGAGAGGTCCACGTATTGATATAATAGCCGGCGGTGATGATATTTCAAGTGCTACAAGCCAAGTTAGTGGATATCCTGGAACACAATTTTACCCAGGAAGTGCAACTCATAAAATGACAAGAATAAGTGGAACATCTATGGCGGCTCCACAAGTAACTGGAGTTGGAGCATTATGGTTACAAGCAAACCCAGGTGGAACTGCCCAACAATTTAAAGATTTTCTTAAAATTCATAGTACAGCTAATTCTTATGATAGTGGTACAGATGAATCTTTTGATGATTTTAATACTGTTCCAAGACGTTATGGAGCACCTAATAGAATACTACATTGGCCCTATAATAGTCCTAATCCTTGGGGTTGGAAAGGTACTAGCGGCAGTGGCACAGCTGGAATAAATACATAAGAAGAGAGATAAAATGGCCGTACAAACTATAAACATAGGAACACTAGCAAACGACGGAACAGGTGATGATCTACGTGAAGCGTTTATTAAAGTTAATCAAAACTTTGAAAGTTTAGATCTACGAGCTCCTGAATCAACTACTGCAAGTAATTTAGGTAATGTTGGTGAAGGTGTTTTCCATCAAAAAGCTGGAGCAGATTTACAGTTTAAAAAACTCGTTAGTGGTGCTAATATTACATTAACATCTTCAACTAATGGGATTACAGTTAATGCTTTAGGCGGATTACAACAATTAAATGTTGTTTCTGATTCCGGATCTAACCAATTAGCTGATGGTGATACGTTAAATATATTTGGAGGAACAGGTGCTAGTACAACTTTAAGTGGCAATGTTTTAACTGTTAATACAACTACTGAACTTTCAACTGATACTACTCCAGTATTAGGTGGAAATTTAGATGCAAACGGAAATAACCTTATTAACGGTGGAACATTAACAGCAAGTAGTTTTAACGGTACTTTTAACGGAAACTTAACTGGATTAGTACATGGTATTGATATTAGATTAATGGCACCTAATACAGCAGGTTTTAATTTTGGAACTTTCAACGGTGTAGTAACTAGTATGATTGACTGGTTAATTGCAATAACCGATGTAGACTTCGGTAGTTTTTATGTTCCAGACGGTAAAAGTTTTGACGCAGGGACTATAGTATAAGGATAAAAATATGGCAACATTAACAATTACATCAAATGGTTTACCTAACCCAGCGGCATTTGGAAAAAGTTTTGGGAATAATAGTTTTTCACCAAGTGTAAATACTGCAACTGCCCAAACGTACAACTATTCTTTTGTTTATCGCGGTGGCGAAAATACTACTAATGCACAGGTAACAGTTCCATTAACACCAATGGGTATTATGTCTAATGGAGTTATATTTTTTAATCCTTCAATAGGACCAACAGTAGTTCCACCAGGACTTGATCCTACTACAGATAAACCAGGTGACGGATTTGAATATAATGCAGTAGCATTTAGATCAAATTACGGAGGAGATGATGCAGGCGGATGGCCAGAAACTAACGGACAATATCATTATATGTCTGGAATGTTTATGTTCCTTCCAACAGGTTCATCAGAATCTAATGCGGCTTGGAGTTCTACAATGTTAAGTGGAGCAACACCTACACCAACATATTATACTGGAACAAACTTTAGTGGAGATCAATTTAGACACGCAGACGGACACAGCAAAATTATAGGTTACTGTTTTGACGGTTATCCTATTTACGGACCTTATTCATATACAGATCCTAATGCAGAAGTAGGAACGGCTGTTACGAGAATGACATCTTCATATCAGTATTATACAACAGAACCAGCAGGACGTGGTTATACTTACGGTGAAAAAGCGGCTGGTACGTTTATTAATGACCATGAATATCAAGTAGGTACAGGACACTTAGATCAATATAACGGAAGATATAATAAAACGCCTGATTATCCTAATGGGACGTATGCATATTATATGACTGTTGATGCAAGTATGCAACCTGTTTATCCTTACATTGTTGGACCTTCAACGAAACAGCAACGAAGCGTTTAATATACACATATACTCATTATCAAAATATCCGATAAATACTGTAAGTTAAGGGATATATAGCATAATGTCAAATTTACCAGTTTGGAACCAATTATCAGGGTATAAACTAGCAGAACTAGAGGAAAGAGTAACTACGACAGTTAATCTGCCTTTAGATCCTTCTAGTGCGGATATTATTACAGGATTTAAACCTGACGATACAGCATTAAGCAGTTCGCCATTACCTACATTAATAAACTCATCAGATTTAAGTATTGAAAAAACTTGGACACAAACTGTTAATAATGTTCCTAATACTAGTGTAACTTACACTTATCCTATATCTATTAGAATTCCAACGATTCCATCTTTAGCAACTAAAAAAGTACCAGTAGTTATTATACTACACGGTAACGGTGGTAATGGTTCTGCTGAAATTACAGCTTGGCAAAATTATTTAGGAGACCATATTATAATTGCTCCTACAGGATATTCAAACTCATGGAATTTAGCTAACGAAGAATCAAAAGCACCTGATATAGAATTTCTTAAAGATTTAATTGCAAAGTTAAAAGGGTTTAATAATGTTGACCAATCAAAAATAAAATTTCTTGGATTTAGTAATGGTGCAGGAATGGTTAATAGAGCGTTTATTGAAATAGACGACCCCGACATTGATTCATATGTAACTATTGGTACACAATTATATGATCCACAATATAGGAATGATACATTTTTCTTTCCGTCAGGACAAACAGGATCTAGCCCTGCACAGTATAATACAGCAACAATACCTTTACAAAATAAACGATACTTGTCTATTCATTCAACAGACGATGGTACTATTCCTTATGCAGGCGGAGTTGTTTCTGGTAATATAGGATTAACATTTTTACCTGTACAGGAATCTGCTTTTGTTATAGCAAAAAGTCAAGGATACACAGGCGGACAAATTCCAGATGGTGGAGGAGTATTTTATGGAACAAATAATACTTACTACTACAGTTATTTAGGCGGGCGAGTAACACATTATAAAACTCAAGCAGGACATACAATAGCAACCTTTATGCGAGAAATTGTTCAAGCGTTTATGACGTATGTACCAAGTACTGCTCCTGACATTTATTTAGAAGCAGGATCAAGTACAGCTATACAACTTAATACAAGTATTATAAGTTTAATTAGTGGTAAGTTGCCTCCAGGAATGAGATTAGAAGAAAATCAATTAGTAGGAACACCATTTGAAGTACAACGTAGCGAAACATTTGAATTTGTATTACGTGCAACTAATTCTTCCGGAATTGCTGATAGAACATTTAATATTGTTGTAAATGGTCCTGATGCACCTGTATGGACAACTAATGAAGGTAAACTTCCTTTAGGACCTAATAATTCTTTTTATATTATAGATAGCAGTATTGTAGACTTTCAACTTTCTGCAATTGACCCAGATTTACCAGCAGGTGATAAACTAGAATATTTTATTGCAGATGGTGATGGTACATTACCTCCAGGTATAAAATTAACTGACCAAGGAAGACTTATTGGAATTGTTGATCCTATTTTAGCATTAGATTTAGCATCTAGTAGTGGATTTTATGATACTACACAGTTTGATAGTTTTCCTTTCGACTTTGGTTTAAGAAGTGCTAATGGGTATGAAAGTTATTTTTATGATACTACAGGATATGACTTTGCTATTGAAACACGTAGTCCTAAAAAACTTAATAGATTTTTTGAATTTATAGTAAGTGTTAGTGACGGTGATACAATAGTAAAAAGAAAATTTTTAATATTCCTAGTAGGTGATGACTTCTTACGTGCAGACAATACTGTTATGCAAGTAGGTACCGGAATATTTACAGCTGATAATACATTCCTAAGAACTCCAGTTTGGTTAACACCAGGAGATATAGGTTACAAACGAGCAAATAACTATGTAACAATATACTTAGATGTATTTGATCCTAACACTATTATAGGAGAATTAAATTATTCTTTAGAACAATATAATGATGATGGAAGTGCAAGTACTTTACCTCCTGGAATGGTTTTAGATGTTAATACTGGAGAAATTGCAGGACGAGTTCCTTATCAGCCAGCTATTACTAAAGAATATAAATTTACAATTGACGCAAGACGCTTTACTGATCAAGCAGTTAAATTAGCTTCTAAGAAAAAAACATTTACTGTTAAAATATTAGGCGAAGTTGAAAGTGCAATAGAATGGGAAACTTCCGCTGACCTAGGAACTATTAAAGCAAACTTTATTAGTACCTTTAGTGTAAAAGCAAAAATCCTTAACCAATCAATTAGTAGTAAAGTTTTATATAGAATTACTGCCGGAGAGTTGCCACCAGGATTAAAATTAAATCCAAATGGAGAAATTGTTGGCAAAGTAAATCAATTTAAGAATTTTAATGAAATAGATAAAGCCTGGAACAAAGGATTAACAACAATTGATAAAAATATACTTACACTAGATGGTTCTACAACTACTATTGATAGAAAATTTAAATTTACAGTTGAAGCTAGAGATCGTTTTGGATTTAGTGTATTATCGCAAGAGTATAATATTGTAGTTTCTGATCCTGATAATATAAGTTATAGTAATTTGTATGTTAAACCTTTTATGAAAACAAATCAAAGAACACTTTATAATAACTTTATTGGTGATCCTAATGTATTCGATCCTGAAAAAATTTATAGACCTAACGATCCTTCGTTTGGATTACAAAAAGAAATTAAAATGTTAGTGTACGCAGGTCTTGAAACTAAAGATGTTAAAGAATATGTTGCCGCATCAAGAAAAAATCACAAAAGAAAAAGATATAAACTTGGTTCAGTTAAAACAGCAGTAGCCAAAACAGCAGGAACAAATACTACTGAATATGAAGTTGTTTATTTAGAAGTAATTGATCCTTATGATTCAACATCTAGTACTGATGTTCAAAATACAGTTGATGTTAAAACTAAAGGCAAACATACTGTAGATAGTGTATCATATGAATCATTCGACGATGTTACAAAAGAAGGAGCAGGTATTGCCGTATTTGAAGTAGTAAATTCTTTAGGCTTTACAGTTCAAGTAGTAGCTCTTGGTAATGACTTAGAAATTATTACTAGAAATAATGGTACAATAATAATTGACGCAAACGGAACAATTCAGGTACAACTAAAAGATGGAAGTACTGTAACAGCTGGAACAATCGCTACAACTACTAGTGATCCATTTAGATGGAGACCTAAATATTCACCAATAAAAACTGATAGTGATGCTATTCTAATTAGCGATCCTTTTAACACTAAACGTTATATTAGCAACACTACTAATATGCGTAAAAATATGAGAAAAGTCGGAGTTACAGAACGTGATTTCTTACCACTGTGGATGACTACTGCCCAAGGTACGTCTGTACAAGAATTAGGATTTGTAACAGCTATTCCATTATGTTACTGCAAACCTGGTACTAGTGCCACTATAGCATTAAATATTGCTAACAGTAAGTTCAATTTTAGAAGTTTAGATTTTGAAATTGATAGGTATATCATTGATGCTACTAAAGGAAATAGCTACGAGCAGTATATACCGTTCGGGAACTATGCCTTTAATGTTTAAAAGCGATAAATAATAGAGAGGAACAAAAATGGCGAGTAATATTGACAATACAAGCATTGATGCTACATATCCTATAGCAGGGCAGGATAATGATAGTCAAGGCTTTCGTAATAATTTTAGCACTATAAAGAACAACTTTACTGCGGCTAAAAGCGAAATTGAAGCATTACAAACAAATACAGCAAAACTAAATGATAGTAATGATTTCTTAGGAAATGATATTACTGGTGGTAATTTAGTAGCTAATACAGAAAAACTATATGCTGGTGGAACTATTGTTGCTCCTCAAAATATTAGTTTTACTAATGGTAACTTCCAAACGTTTACTATTGGTGGAAATATTACATTAACATTTACTGATTGGCCAGCGGCAAATAAAGTTGGCAAAATACGTTTAATGCTCTTAGATACATTAGGCGACAGTACTGCTCGAACAGTTACTTGGGCAACATCAGGTGGCGGAACAATTAAATATAATAATGGATTTCCTAGCCCGTTTGTTGTAGAAAGTAATGTAAACCATATGGTGGTTGATTTTTGGACATCAGATGGTGGAACTACTGTATTTGCTCATTACGTTGGTACATTTACATAATAGGTAGGGTATGTTACACCCATTTACACAAGACCTGTCTAATCTTTCTGATAAACAATTAGATGAAAAACTAGCAGAGTTAACTAAAAAATACTTTTTAACCCGCAACCCCGAAGCAAAAAACCAATTACAGCTCATGATTAATAGTTACAAGCTAGAAATGAGTGAGCGTCAAATTAAAGCAAGATTTAATAATACTGGCAATAAAGATCTTGACAAACTGATTGATATCAGTTAAACTAGTAATTAATGAGAATGCAAATAGATAATTTAGGTGTGCCACGATTCACCGTCCAAGATATTATAAATTTAATTTATGAAGGAAATGGTGATAAACTCTCTAAAATTTTGGTAGAGCCAAATCGTGATACAGAATTATATAACAAATATATTAAAGAAATTGGTGTGAACCTTGTTCCACTTAAATCATATCAACCACTTCCATACGAAAAAGAAGATTTTGATAAGACGTTACAAGAAGAATGGTTTATGCCAGACAAGTACAAAAAATTAGATATCTATAATTATGTTTTAGACCAATGTCCAGACGAACCAAAAGAAATGGCTAGAGTTTGTGAAGAGATGCATGAATATGATAAACGAGGTATGTTCAATTTATTAAGATTTCTTGTATATTTGGTAGACATAATGAGAGAAAATAACATAGTTTGGGGTGTAGGACGTGGTTCTAGTGTATCAAGTTATGTGCTATACTTAATTGGAATTCATAAAATTAACTCAATCCAGTATGAGCTAGACTGGCATGAGTTCATGAGATAAATACGTACATAATAGGAGATTACAATGGCAGTTAAACAAACAGGTCGTAAACAACATATATCAATGCAAGGTAAAGCAATTGATATGGATTTGTTACGCCAAAAAAACGAACTAACACCAGCAGTTGGAAATGTTCGTGTAAATGCTCGCGGTGACGAATTAGGCCCAGGTGGTAAAATTATTCGTAAGCGTGAAGAAGTCATGGCCGACTATTACAGAGACCATCCAGATGCTGTTCCTGATGAAATTCCAGGACAAGGTGTTGAGGTTGTTGAGAAAGAGCCTACAGTAGTACCAAAAGCAAAAAAGCCAAAAGCTACTACTAAAAAAGCTACAACAAAAGTTGAAGAAGAAACTAAAGTTGAAGAACCAGTTGCACAAGATGACTGGGTCGAAGACGATGATGGTAACTTTGTAAAAAAAGGTGACTAACGATGGAAATGAATCCCGGTATGATGGGAGGGCCTCCCAAGGCATATACAGTCTATAAAGGCCATATTAAACCAATACATGACCGCGTGATTGTTCGTCAAATGCATTTCGGTGAAATGCAAACTAAAAGCGGACTTATTCTACCATCAGATGATGGGAAAAACCACGGTATCAAACCTCGCTGGGGCAAGGTCTATGCTAAAGGTCATGAAAACAAAGACGAGTACAATGTCGGTGATTGGGTTTTAATAGAACACGGACGTTGGACTAGAGGATTTAATATGCAACTTCCAGATGAAGAAGAAGTTGCTGTTTTACGTACAGTCGAAGCTGATGGAATTTTAGCTTGGCAAGAAGAAGAGCCAGATAACGCTTATATAAGCGACTTAGAATAAGAGGTTATTTTGCCTAACATCGATTTAAAACGATATGAAGAGTTCGTTGAAAA